CGTCACGTTCACGACGACGCCGGTGCGCTTGTCGGCGTAGGCGAACTCGTCCTGGTAGTCGAACCAGTAGCCCACCACGTTGAGATCGCTCGTGCGCGGGAACCAGAACCCGGCGCTGTAGCTCACCATCGGGTCGGCGGCGCTAACGCTGAAGCCGCCCTGGACGCCCTTCGCCGCGCTCACGACGTTGCTCGACGTGACCGCGCCGACCACGGTGACGTTCCCGGCGCCGTAGTAGTGGCGCGGGCGGTTCGCGCCGCTCTGCCCGATGTCGACCGCGTTGTCGGTCGCGGCGAGGAGCGCGCCGCCCGACCCGCTCACGAGCCAGCGGTCGGAGTTGTTCGTGTTGAAGTAGATGTGCGCGCCGCTCGCCGTGGTCGCCAGCGACAGCGACCGCGCCGTCCCGGTCCCGAGCGCCGTCGACTCGATGACCGCCGCGGGCGTGTTGTTCCACCGGATGTTGATGCGCTCGTAGTTGCTCGCGTCCGTGTACGTCCCGTAGATCCGGAGCGCCTGCTGGTTCGTCAGGTTCCGCAGCGCGAGCGCGTTCGCGGCGTCGCGGCGCAGCCAGAGGTCGGGCGAGTTCGTCTGGACGTCGCCCGCCGCGAACGCGTACCCGTCGGTCCCGCCGTTGACGAGCCCGGTGCTGTTGATCTGGAGCAGCGGCGCGGCGGCGACCGCCGCCTCCAGCGAGCCGCTCCGCCAGTACCAGCCGGTGTTCTGCGCGCCCGCGAACGCGATCGCTGGCGCCGTCTTCGACCCGTTCGCCAGCACCTCGGACGCGCCCGTCCCGGCGAGCCGCCACCGCGCCGCGAGCGAGTCGTACACGTACGTCGCGGAGCCGCCGCCGACGACGAGCGCGGTCGCCGACGCGGTCGCCACGTTCGCCAGCCGGTTCGCCGCGGCGGACCCGGTGCTCTCGTGCGCGAGGTTTACCTGCCCGGCGCCGACGGAGACGACGACGACGCGCTGACCCGGGAACCCGGCCTTCATCCCGCGGAGCGTCGTCGCCGACGCGTTGTTCAGCAGGACGAGCCCGCAGCCCAGGATGTCGAGGTCGTCGACGTTCCCGGTCGCCGTCACGACCAGGTCGCCCGCCGTCTGATAGTTGTAGGTCTTCGACATCGCCGGTTACGACTTGACGATCCCGTAGACGCGGATGGAGCCCGACGCGATGTTGCCGGACGAGAACTTGGCCTGGAACGCGTTCACCGCCGTCGCGCTCAGGTAGACGCCCGAGCCGACGACCGAGTAGAAGGATCCGTCGTTGTTCCGGTAGACGCCCTGGAACGTGAACGGCTTGTAGTGCGCGGCCGAGCCCGGCGCCCAGATCTTCCCGCTCAGGTTCAGCCCGAACGTCGACCCGTTCGAGACGTTCGTGATCGCGACGAGCGCGGTCAACCCGCTGTTCCCACCGGCGACCGTGTTGAACGTCGACTGGTCGAGCCGCGTCTGCCGCGCGTAGTTCGTGCCCGCGTCGTAGGACGAGCCGCCGTTCGTCGACAGGAGCACCAGCAGGTCGACGTTGTTCGTCGCGGGCGCGAGGTCGACGAACTCGATCAGGTACTCGTCGTAGTCGGACTGGAACGTCGCGCCGCTCTGCCCGGTGGCGTTCCGCGTCGTGAAGTCGAGCGACGCGGACCCGGACGCGTCGTGCTTCTCCAGCAGCACGAGCCCGGCGGAGCCGCCGCCCGTCGCCGACATCGTCGTCCCGGCCATCGCCAGCCCGGTCCCGAGCGTGATCTCCTGCGGGTCGCCCGAGCCGCTGTCGCCGCGGCCGAGCAGCTTCGACGCGGCGGAGACGTTCTGCATTTTGGCGTAGGTGACGGCGTCGGCCGCGATCGTCGCCGCCTGCGATCCGGTCCCGGGACCGGCGGTGACGTCGCCGGTCAGCTGGGTGATCCCGGACCCGGCCGCGTCGGAGACGTCCTGCCACGCGGTCCCGTTGCTGCGCTCCGTCTTGCTCTCGTCGGTGACGTAGTAGAGCGCGCCGACGACGACCGCGGTCGCTGCTGGCTGCGCCGCGCGGGTGCCGCGCTGCACCGCATCCTTGAACAGAGACATCAGTAGGGTACCTCCGCGACGATGACGTCGCCGAACGAGTCGAACATCACTTCAGGGCTGATCGGGTCGCCGTTCGTCAGGATCGACGTGTAGGTCCGGATCGAGACCGTGTCGGCGTCGACGGTGATCCCGCGGCCCGCGCCGACGGCGAGCACGCCGCCGGAGAGCGTCAGGCCCGGCCCGGCGACGAACGGCGTCCCGCCGCCGCCGCTCGGGACGAACCCGCCGTCGACGTACGCCTTGGTCACGTAGTCTTGCGGGTTCACGGGGTTGCCCGCGAACGTGATCCGGTGCCCGGCGAGCGGCTGGTCGGCCGTCCACGCCTGCCCGCCGTCGGCCTGGATGACCGGCTCGGCGAGCTTCGCGAGCGCGATCGCGGCGCCGCTCGCGACGTGCGCGTCGGCGATCTTGCCGCGCTGCCACGTGTGGTCGCTCGACCGGCCGACGAGGACCTCGCCGTCGAGCGCGCCGGACGTGTCCGTCCCGGTGCCGCCGCGCGCGGGCGCGAGCACGCCCTCCCACGAGAGCGTGACGGTGACGGGCGTCAGGAGCGCCGACCCGGCCTCGCCGGTCACGGTCGCCGCGATGTTCGCGCCGGACGCGACGACGACGGTCAGCGGCGCCGGGTCGACGGCGTTGCGCGCCGACGATCCGCCGCCGACCGCGCCGCTCCCGCGGCCGGGCGCCTCGCCCTCGCCCTTCAACAACGCGCGGTCGAGCAGGTCGTCGAGCGTGAACCGGACGGACGACGCCGTGACGGACTTCACGGACGGCGCGCTCGGACCCGGCCCGCCCTCCGCGTGGATGCGCCGCTCGTCGACCGACTGGATCAGGAACGACCCGGCGATCGGCGGGTCGACGAGGTTGAAGCGCTGCGTCCGGCCCTCGCGCGCGTTCGGATCCGTCGTCGCCCACGCGACGCTCTCGATCGGCATCGAGAAGAGCGTCAGCTCGGCGCGGAGCCGGTCGCGGAGCGCGGCCGTCCGCTTCGACGTGTCCTCGATCGTCGTCTCGCGGACGCCGTCGCCGCCGAGCCGCGCGGCCAGGAACGCCTGCGCCGGGACGTCGTCCTCTTGGAGCCAGATGTTGACCGGCGCGTCCTCCGGGATCGTCTTCCGGATCGACCGCGGGCCGGACGTCGGGATCCCGACGAGCAGCAGGTGCATGATCGGCGGGAGCGCGCCCGGGAGCCCACCGCCGGTCGCCGAGACGACGTCCGGGTCTTCAGGCCCGACGACGTCGTAGAGCCCGGGCGGATCCGTCGGCTCGTCGTCGACGACCTCGCCGGTCTCGTCGTTCCCGAACTCTTGAATCATCCGCCAGACGCCCGGGTTGCGCGACTGCTCGCGGTAGAGCCGCCGCTTGTAGCCAGAGATGGTGACGGCCTCGCCGCCGACGAGGTCGTTGCGCAGCGGCGGCGAGATGAAGATCCCGATCGTCACGCCCGGCGACGTCGTCACCGACGGCTGCGCGGACCCGACGACGTAAGTCCCCTCGGCCCCGGCGATCTGGATCCCCATCCCGGCGGCGATCGGCGCCGGGTCGCCCGCCTTGACGATCGAGATGACGTTCGTCCCTTCGAGCTGCTCGCCGTCGATCGTCACGTCGTCCGTCGTCCCGTCGTACGTCGGCGCGACGCCAGACTCGGTGCCCGGCCCTGTCGTGAACCCGCGGAGCTGCGGCAGGTTCCGGATTTTCGCGACGACGCCGGTCGTGTTGCGCGGGTGCGTCGTCACCGTCTGCCCGGTCCGCGGGTCGACGACGACGCGCGTCTCCAGGTTGACGTTCTCGTCCTGGAGCGACTCGTCGGCGAACGCGTCGCGGACCACGACGCCGGGCGCGTTCCCGTCCGACGTCGCGACGCGGAAGAACCGCTGGTACGGGACGCCCGGGTCGACCGACCGCGTCCGGTAGACGCCGCGCTGGATCACGCGGAGCGGGTCCGCGCCGATCACCGGCAGCTCGATGTCGAACGCCGAGCCAGGCGCCGTCGTCGCGACGCCGACGATCGCGACGCCCTGCGGCGGCGCCGTCTCGCCGCCGTTCGTGATCCCGGTGACGATGTACGTGAACGACCCGAGCGGCATCTCGCCCGCGCCCGGGACTTCGGTGAACAGCCCGCCCGCGACGCCCGAGACCTGCGGCGGCGGGAAGAGGTCTTCCGCGACCGGGCTCGGCGACGACTCAAGCCCGAACGGATCGACGAACGTCACGCGGTAGTGGACGATGTCGCGGACGTTCCCGTCAGGCGTGTGCGATCCGACGTCCCACGTCGCCAGGAAGTCGCCGCCGCCGCTCGGCGCCGTCGGCCGCGCCACGGCCTCGGCGACGCGGCGCGTCCCGGCGTACGCGAACACCTGCCCCTTCGCGATCGCGAGCCCGCCCGTCCGCTCGAACGGCTTCAGGTCGTTGACCTCCATGACCGAGCTGCCCGGGTACGCCGCGACGGCCACGGTCGTCCCGGCGCCGCGCCCGTACGCGCGGTTGCGGATCTGCGAGACGTCGACCGTCTTCGTGATCGGCGGGTCGTTCTGGAGCGACGGCAGCCCGTCGACGATCTCGGCGGGCTCGGTCGCCGCCTCCTCGACGAACGCGTGAACCGCCTTGCCGTCCAGGTACCACGAGAACGGCGACGCCGCCGCCTTCGCGGTCGCGTCGAGGCAGTCGGCGAACGTCTGCGACCCGTCGAAGTCGATCGAGACGGTCGGGAGGTCGTCCGCGACGTTGGTCAGGTCGAAGTCGCTCGGCGCGTAGTCGCGGAACGTCTCGCGGATCACGACGGTCGCCGAGACGCCCGTCCACGTCCCGAGCGGGCGCCGCGCGTTCATGATCCACGCGTCGTCGCCGACCGTCAGGCTGCGCTTCAGCTGATCGGGCCGTCCCTCGTACGTCTCGGCGACGGTGAGCGCCGGGCCTTCGAAGATGACGCCCTCGGTCAGGTCGACCTGAACCACCTGCCCGGCGAGCGGCGCGTCGCCCGCGCCGACCTCGAACGTCGACGCGGCAGGGCGGTTCTTCGCGCGCGAGATGGCGACCTCCGGGCTCCGCCGGATCGCCGCCGCGAACGCGGAGCCGCCGCCGCCGGGCGGCTGCCACGGGCTCGCCGCGATCGGGTCGTACGTGAACGTCCCGACCGACCGACGATCGCCGGGCGCGGCGTTCGAGCCGACGATGACCTCGACCGGCCCGGCGGAGTGCGGCGGCGTGACGCAGGTCATCTCGGTGTCGTCGACCCAGACGACGTCCGTCGCCAGGATCCCGTCGAACGTGATCTCGTACCCGTTGATGAACCCGGTCCCGGTGATCGTCACGGCGGTCCCGCCGACGATCGGGCCGTGCGTCGGCGTGATCCCGACGGCGTCCTCGGGCAAGTACTCGAACCCGTCCGCGAGCGTCGCGAACGCGAAGTCGGGGTTGGTCACCGTGACGTCGACGAGCCCGACCGGGTGCGGCGGCGTCTCGCAGGTGATCTCCGTGTCGGAGACGACGACGACGCCGGTCTCGGGCGCGAAGTTCCCGAAGTTGACCAGCGCGCCGGTCTCGAACCCGGTCCCGGTCAGCGTCACGGGCGTCCCGCCGATCTCGGGACCGTTCGGCGGGTCGACCGAGACGAGCGTCAGCCCGGCGACCGGGTCGTCGGCGAGCAGGCCGTAGAGCACCTGCGGCGTCCCGGCGTCGTGCCAGATGACGACCGTCGAGAGCGGCTCGGACCACGCTAGCTGCGAGAGCACGCCGCCCGCGACCTGCGCGCTCTCGGCGACCCACGTCGTCCCGTTCGCGGACGTGTTGATGCGGAGCGTCCCGCCCTGCCGCGGCAGCATCAGCCCGTCGCGCCACGCGGCGGTCCCGCCGATCGCCTCCGCGCTGCTCGGGATCGCGCGCTCCGTCCACGTCGTGCCGTCGGGCGACGTCACGGCGCCGCGCGTCGAGCCGTTCCGCGATCCCCACGCGAAGACGCCAGCGACCGGCGACCACGCGATGACGCTCGATCCGGACGAGCTGCCGCCCGGGACGCAGCCAGCCGCCGACGTCCGCGCGGTCCACGTCGTCCCGTCCGGCGACGTCATGATCGCGCCGCCCGCCGAGACGGCGGCGAAGAGCGTCAGGGCGGCGGACCACGCCACGCCGGTCCACGTCGTCTCGGACGACGCCGTCCGCGACGTCCACGAGATGCCGTCCGGCGACGTCATCACGCGCGAGACGCCCGCGGTCCCGCTCGACGCGACCGCGACGAACAGCGTCAGCTCCGGCGCCCAGGCGACGCTCTGCCACCCGACCGCCGTCGCCGCCGTCCGCGCCGTCCACGTGACGCCGCCGTCGTCGGACGTCATCACGCGGTCGGTCCCGCTCGACGCGACCGCGACGAGCCGCCCGGCGCCGGTCCCGAGCGTCGGCGCGAACGCGACGCCGCGCCATCCGTTCGCCGCCGACGCGGTCCGCTTCGTCCACGTCAGGCCGTCGGGCGACGTCACGACGAGCCCTGAACCGCCGACGCCGCAGAACCCGGCGGCGCCGAGCGCGCAGAGGTCCTGAAGAATCGCGCCGCCGAGCGCCGGGAGCGACCTGAACTGGAAGTTCCACCGGCTGATCGCGAGCCCGCCGACGAGCGTCGCGACGCCGACGACCTCGACGTCGACGGCGCCCGACGCGTGCGCGGGCGTCGTGCAGGTGACGGTGTTGTCGTCGACGACGACGACGTCGGTCGCGGCGATCCCGCCGATCTTCACCTGCGTCGCCCCGGTGAACCCGACGCCCTGGATCGTCAGCGGCTGCCCGCCGAGGTTTCCCGCGCCGACCTCGACGACGGCGTCGATCGCGCGCGCGTAGGTGAACCCGCCCGCGAGCGTCCCGCCGACGTCGGCCGTGACGTCGACCGCGCCGACCGCGTGCGCGGGCGTCGTCACGACGATGATGTTGTCGGAGAAGACCGTCAGGTCGGTCCCGGCGACGCCGTCGAACGTGACAGCCGTCGCGCCGGTGAACCCGGAGCCCTGAATGATGACCTGCGTCCCGCCAGCGGGTCCGCCGCGCGACGGGTCGATCGTGACGATCGGCATCGCGCTAGCCCGCGCTCGGGAGCAGGCGCGTCGTCTTGACGCGCCGCATCAGGATGTCGCCGACCTTCCGCGCGACGTCCTCGGCGGTCCCGTTCACGTAGAAGGTGTTGGTCATCCCGGCGCCGGGCGCGAACCCCTTCTCGGCCGCGAACCCGCCGCCGGGCGACGACGCGGTCACGGCGTTGACGGCCTCCGCGCCGCCCATATTCCACCACGACGGCCGCGCGCCCTTCGCCGCGGCCGCTTCCTTGACCTCCGGGTGCTGGTCGACGTAGTTCTTCAGCTTCTGGTAGAGCCGCTGCTCCGCGAGCATGTCGAGGTAGCCCTGCAGGTCGTTCGACATCAGGCCGGTCGCGCCGCCGCCGCCGCCGGACTTCCGGCCCGGGAACATCGCCTGCATCTGCTCGATCGACTGGAGCCGCCCGAGCCCGCCCTCCGCCTCGAACTGCGCCTTGTCGAGTTCGCCGAGCGCGGTCACGACCGGCTGCATCGCGCCGACGACGTGCTCGCGCAGCTCGTCGGACTGCTTCTGGACGGCGTAGATCGCCGCGTTCGACGACTGCTGGAACCCGGCGGCGGCGTTCCGCGCCGCTTCGAGCCGGTCGCGCGCGCCCGCGATGTCGGCCGCGGTGAACTTGGCGCCCGCGCCCATCATGTACGAGAGCGTCTCCTGCGCCTTCTCGACCTGCTGCTGCGCCGCCTGCGCGCCGCGGGACGACGCGCCCTCGATCGCCTTGAAGTCGACCAGGATGTCGTCCTTCATCGCGGCGTACTTCTTCGTCGTCGCGTCGAGCCAGACGGACGAGAACGTCCCGGCCTTCTTCGCGGCGTCGATCTCCGCCTGCATCCGCTCGTTCAGGTCGGAGACCTGCGCGCGCGTCGCGTCGCCGCTCTGCCGGAGCTTGATCTGGTTCAGCTCGTTCAGCTGGTCGATCGTCGCCTTGGTCGCGTCGCTCGTCGTCGCGCTCGCGGTCCGCGCCGCGTCGGCGATCCGCTGCCACGCCTCCGGGATCGTCTTCCCGGCGGCGGTGTAGATCGCGATCGCTTGCTCCATCGTCTCGGCGAGCTTGATCTGCGCGGCGGTCGTCATCTTGGCGACCGTGTCGACCTTCTCCAGCGCGCCCGCGTAGAGCGTCGCCGTGTTGACGACGTCCTGGTTGGTCAGCTGGTCGATCGCCGTCTGCTGCGCCGCCGAGAGTTGCTTCGCGCGCTCCGCCGCCTCCGCCGCCGCCTTCGCCGCCGCCGCGGCCTTCTGCTCGGTCAGCTGCGTCGTGATCCGGAGCATCTCCGCCTCGTGCTCCGCGGCGCCGTTCGTCGCCTGATACGCCGCGTCCGCCGCCGTCTGATACTGCGAGACCGCCGCCGCGTTCTGCTTGTGCGCGTTCGAGACGCCCGAGAGCGTCATCAGGAACTGCGACAGCAGCGGGTTCGTCGTCTGGAGCGCCGTCGCGATCGCCGTGAAGTTCCCCTCCGCGGCCTGGTTCGCCCAGTCGGCCATCCCCTTCGCCGCCTCGTCGAGCGCGCCGCGGACGCCGTGGACCGCCTGCGCGAACAGGTCGACGCCGGGCACGTTGTCCTTGAGCCACCCGCCGAACTCGACGACCTGCTCGCCCGCCGCCTTCGCCGCGTCCTTGAACGCCGTGAACGACTCCACCGCGACCGACCCGACGATCGACGCCGTCGACTTGGCGAGGCTCCCGAGCGACGCGAGCCCGTCCTTCCCGAGCACGAGCCCGGTGGCGACGGTCCCGAGCACGACGGGCCAGCCGCCGATCGCCGCGATGAACCCGCCGGTCGCCTCGGTCGCGGTCACGGCCGCGGCGCCGGTCTGCTCGATCGCGCCCGAGAGCGGGAGCAGCGCCTGCTCGGCCGTGACGAGCCCCTTCTCCGTCTCGGACAGCGCGAACGCGAACCCGAGCTGCTCGCCAGCGGCGAACTTGAGCCCGGTCGCCGCCGTCGTCCGCGCCGCGGCGTTCTCAAGCTGCGCCGCGGTGTTGGCCGAGACCGCGATCGTGTCCGCCGCGACGGCGGCGGTCTCGGCGACGAACAGCTTGGTGACGGCGCCGATCGCGGTCGCCGTCGCGCCGATCGCCTTGCTGATGCCGGAGATCACGAACAGCGCTGGCGAGAGCGCCGCGACGAACGCGCCCGCGGCGATCGCCGCCGTCTGGACCGGCTGCGGGAGCCGGGCGAACCTGTCGGCGAGCGCGACGAGCCCGTCGAGCAGCGGCTTCGCGGCGTCGAGCGCCGCCTTGAGCGCGGGCGCGAGCGCGTCGCCGAACTTGATCGCCGCGACGCCGACCTCGGCGGTCAGCTTCCGCCACGTGACGACGGTCGTCGCGCCCATCGCGTCGGTCGCCCGGCCGAGCATCCCCTGCGACTTCTCGACCTCGTCGAGCACCTTCCGGTACGTGTCGGCCTGCGAGCCCGCGGTGCCCATGATCCCGGCGAGCGCGCGGACCTCGCCGAACACGGTCGCCGCCGCCGACGTGTTCCCCTTGAACGCGGCCAGCAGGTCGATCATCGCCTCGGTCAGGCCCTTCTCCTTGATCGACTTCCGGAGCCCCTCGGACGACGTCCCGATCCGCATCAGGGCCTTCTCGGCCTCCTCGGACGGCGTCAGGATCTGGGTGATGACGCCGCGCAGGGCGGTCGTCGCCTCCGACGCGTCGACGCCGAGCTTGGTGAACGTCGCCAGGAACGCGCCCGCCTCCTCGAAGTTGATCCCGACCTGCGCCGCGAGCGGGATCACGCGCCCGAGCACGCCCGCCATCTCGCCCGCCTCGGCGCCGCCCGCCTTGACCGTCGCCACGAGGATGTCGCCCGCCCGGGCCGCGTCGATGTTCGCCTCGCCGTACGAGTTGATGATGGACGTCAGCGCCCGGGCCACGTCCTTGGCGTCGCCGAGCCCGGCGGCGGACGCCTTCGCGGCCGTGTCGAGGATCGAGAGCGCGGTCGTGGTGTTCTCGACCGTCGACGAGACGACGGTCATCGCGTCGGCGAGCGCCTGCGGGCCGATGCCGACGGCGGGCGCCAGGTCGAGGATGTGCTGCTTCACGAGCGCCAGGTCGTCGGCCGAGACGCCCGCGAGCGTCGAGAGCTTGGTGAGCGACGCCTCGAACGACGCCGACGCGACCGTCGCGGCGGTCCCGGCGCCCGCGACGGCGAGCGAGAGCGGCAGGAACGCCTGCGCCGCGTTCGAGACCTGCGTCGAGAACTTGGTCCACTTGGCGCCGACCGCGTCGAGCGCGTCCGCGGCGGCGTTCAGCTTCGACGTGAACTCGTCGTCGAGGATGAGCGACCCGAAGATGTCGCCGATCGAGACCGCGCCGGTCGCTGCCATCCGTCCCTCCGCTCTCCTGCTCCTGCTACCGCCGCCGGGCCGGGCCGCGCCGCCCGCCCGCCGCGTGCGCCTTCAGCGCCAGCACGATCGCGTCGAACCGCTGCTGCGCCGTCTGCTGCGTCCGCGTCGGCCCCGGCGGCGCCGCGTCGCCGATCCGGAGGACGAACTCCGTCAGCGGCCACGGGCGCGGGAACCGCCGCCGGTCACGGTGGATGTTCGCCAACAGCTGGAGGATCGCCGCCGTCCTGAGGTCCGCGCGCTCCTCGCCGAACGGCTCCAGCTGCTCGTAGATCGTCCACTCGACGAACGTCCGCGCCGGGATCCGGCGCAGGAGCGCGTCGACGTTCGCCTCGCCGACGAGCGCGGCGAGCCGGAACGCGAACCGGCGCGGGCTCCCGCGCCTCAGGCGTTTTTTGCCGCCGCCTTGGCCTTGTCCGAGAGCCCGTTCAGCTCCAGGATCTTGTCTTGCAGGCGGACGTACGCGCTCATCGACTTCTTCTTGAGCGCGCCGAGCACCTTCGGGTCGCCGAACAGCTGCCGCCCGTCCTTGTCGACGGCCGACCGCATCATCATCATGACCATCGCGTTCCGCTTGGCCGGGCCGTCGATCGACTCGACGTACTCCTGCACCTCCTCCGCGGAGAGCGAGCGGATCCGGACCGTCCCCTTCCACTCGGGCACCGGCACGCGCTCGTACCGCGTGTCGTCGACCGCGAGGATCTCGTCCGCCGAGAGCAGGTGTTCGAGTTCCGCCTCGCTCGCGTCGGCTGCCCGCGCGAGTTCGTCCGTCGTGCCTGTCGCCATCGTTTGCCTCCTTCGGCTGCTGCTGCTGCTCCTGCGCCCGCGGCGAGAGCCGCCGCGCCGGACCCGCCCGGGCCGGTCGCGGCGCCCCGCGCGCGGGCCTCCGCCTAGACCTCGGCGCCGACGACGACGCCGTTGAGCAGGAAGGCCCCGCTCGGGCGGATCGTCACGTTCGCCGTCTGGACGCCGTCGACCGGCGCCGTCTGCGTCATCGCCTGAACGCCGCCCGAGAACACGATCACCTGCCCGTCCGGCGCGGTGATCCGGTACCCGTCGAACGAGTTGGTGATGATCGCGTGCTGGAGCCCGGTCGCCGCGTCGTGCGTCGGGTCGTTCCGGTTGAAGAACACCGGGAACGTGACCGGCTCCCGCCGGAGCACGCCGAGCACGTACGAGTCGATGTCCTGGTTGTGCGACGTCGTCTCGAACTCGTTCCGGGTGAACCCGGGCATCGTGATGTCGCCGATCTCGCCGATCGGCTCCCAGTCCGCGTCGAGTATGGACGGACCCGGGCGGCGCTCGATGACCGTGCCGTGTGAGCTGATACCCTGCATGTCGTCGTCTCCCTTCCAACGTTCCCCGGCGGGCGACGCCGCCCGACCGCCTACCAGCCTGCCGCGGGCCGCTCCGCGGGCGCCACGCGCGCCCGCCGCGACCGGCCCGACCCGCCGCCCGTCCGGGCGGCACCCAGTTCCTGCGCCCGCCTAGAGCGCTAGCGGGACCACGTCCGCGTTCTCGACCGCCAGCAGGGCCGCGAGCCCGGCGTGGACGGTCGCGATGGCGTCGGCGGCGTTCGCCGCGATGCCCGTCAGCTGCGCCGTCGGCCGTGGGTAGCGGCTGCCCTGCGTCCGGAGCGGCGGCAGCCCGCCGCCGACCGTCACGAAGAGGAACGGCCCGTCGCCGTCCGGGATCTGCACGTCCGCGCCGCCGAGCAGCGTCTCGCCCGGGACGCCGACGCCCGCCGCGTCGAGCACCGCGAGCGCCTCGAAGAGGAACGTCGCCGAGTCGGCCTTCGTCACCAGCACGTTCACCGTCCACTGCGCGCGCTCGTTCGCGTCCGCGCCGAGGTCGAACGGGTCTTGGAGCGCCGTCGCGCTCAGCCAGCGGGTCACGCGGCGTCCACCCGCAGGTCGGCCGCGAGGTCCTGCGCCAGCGTCCGGACCGCCTCGAAGAGCGGCCGTTCGAGGTACTTCGGCCCGCGCCCGCTCGCGAAGTGCACCGTCACGCCCTGCCACGACGGCGGCGAGAACCGCGACGGGTGCTCGTGAACCGCGATCGCGTACGCCGCCGCGGCGCCGCCGTAGGCCATCGTGACGCGGACGGCGGTCCGCTCCCGCGTCGGCGGGTTGACGTGCCCGGAGTCGCGGAGCACGCCGAACTCGACCGGCACGAACTCGTTCTTCGACCGCGTCATGATCGCCTCGGCGCGCCGGTAGAGCGCGCCCGGGATCCGGTCCGGGTACCGCCGCGCGATCGTGCGCAGCTCCGCCGACGCCCGGCGGAGCCCGGCCAGCTCCCGCGGCGTCGCGCGCGGACCCATCACGGCGCGGCCACCGGCGCGAGCGCGGGCGCCTCGACGGCGGCGCCGGTCCCGCGGAGCACGAGGGCGACGTCGAGCGCGTCGCGGAACGCCGCGCCGATCGCGGGCCACC